GGAACACCCTGACGCTGCCGCTGCCGCCGCCGATCGTTTTTCGCTGGAGAAGGCCCAGCAGGCGGCGGCGTGGTTGGAAAAAGAAAAGCGGATCGAGCCGACGTTGATCGACTTGATGGATCTCTTGGGAGGACGCGGGTTCCGGCGGACACTGCCGAAGGAACTGTTAGGTGAGTTCGGCAATAAAGCGGCCGAGCTGATCCGGCGGAACCCCTACCTTCTCTTGCGATTCACGGGGGCCGGGTTCGCCCTGTGCGACCGACTCTACCTGGAACTGGGCGGCAACCCGAACGCCCTCAAGCGACAGGCGTTTTGCGTGACCTACTCACTAGCCACGGACACCGAGGGCCACACCTGGCACCCCGTGGGCCGCATTTTGGCGGCACTCCGTGGCCAGGTGGCTTCGGCCACCGTGCAACCCCAGAAGGCCGCCAAGCTAGCCGTGCGGGCCGGCAAGATCACTCACCGCCGTGATTGTCTGACGTGCCGAGGTGGTGGCGTCGCCGACTACCGTAGCCAGCTCTTGGAGCAAAACGAGCCGTGCCCAAAGTGCCAAGGCTCGGGCGGTAATCTCTGGTTCGCGGCGGCCGAGCACGCGGATCAAGAGCTGCGGCTGGCCCAGGCGGTCGACTCGCTGACGGGCGGGCTGCCCAAGTGGCCGACGATTGCGTCGCTGGAGATCAGCCCGCACCAACAGGAGATGCTCCACCAGTCGCTTCAAGGGCCGCTGGGTGCCCTGTGCGGCGGGCCGGGGACTGGCAAGACCTACGTGGGCGGCCAACTCCTCCGGAAGCTGGTGGACCGGCACGGGCCGGACCAGGTTGCCGTGGCGGCCCCGACGGGCAAGGCGGCCGTGCGGATGAACCAGTCGATCGAGGACGTGGGTGTCACGGCCACGACCGTTCACCGGCTCTTGCAGGTCGAGCAGCACGATTCGGGTGGCTGGCGGTTCACGCACGGCCCCGATAACCCACTCCCGCACCGGTTCCTGGTGATCGATGAACCGTCGATGATCGACACACCGCTCATGTCGTCGCTCTTCGGTGCATGCGGCATCGGGACCAACGTGCTATTGGTGGGCGACACGGGCCAATTGCCGCCAGTCGGACACGGGGCACCGTTCCGTGATCTCCTGCGGGCCGGCATCCCGCAAGCCACGCTGACCGAGATCCAACGGAACGGCGGGGCCGGCGTCGATGCGTGCCACCAGGTCCGGGCCGGCAAGATGTTCCGCGTGCCTGGACGGTTTTGCCCCAGCGAGGGCGACAACCTGGCCCTCCTGCCGGCCAGGGAGCCCCAGCAGGCTATTCAGCAGATTGTGGCCACGCTCCAGCGGATCAAGAACCGGAACCTGGCCGACCCGGTTTGGGACTGCCAGGTGGTGGTGCCGGTGAATGAGAAATCGGAGCTGTCGCGTAAAAAGCTCAACCGCGTGTTGCAGGCCGAGCTGAACCCGCTGGGCGAACGGGTCGCCGGCAATCCGTTCCGCACGGGCGACAAGATCGTCAACACGAAGAATGGGTTTTTTCCGTCGGCCACCGATAGGGATGAGGTATTCGTCGCCAACGGCGAGCTAGCCAAGGTGGTGCGGGTCGAGCCCAAGCGGACGATCGCCGAGCTGGAATTCACCCGCGCGCGGATCGTGATCCCACAGGGGGGCAAAGGTGACGGCGAGAGCGAGAGCGACACGGGCTGTAAATGGGAATTAGGCTACGCTCTCTCCGTCCACAAGAGCCAGGGGAGTGAGTGGCCCGTGGTGTTCGTGGTGCTCGACGACTACGCCGGGGCCCGGTTGGTGTGTTCACGGGAGTGGCTCTACACGGCCATGAGTCGGTTTCGCACGGCGTGCTTCCTGGTGGGCCAACTCTCAACGGCCGCCGGGATGATCCGGCGGGTGGCGTTGGATAAGCGGAAGACGTTTCTGGTGGAAGAGATTGGGAGGCGGCCATGAGCTACCACGACTTCCTTAACTCGAAGTTTCGCCGTGCCGAGCCGTCCGGTTTCGAGCCGGTCACACTCTGTGGCCGGCTGTTCGACTGGCAGGCGGACCTTGTCGGGTGGAGTTGCCGGCAAGGGCGGGCGGCCGTGTGGGCCGATACGGGGCTAGGGAAAACGCTCATGCAGCTCGCGTGGGCCGAGCAGGTCGTGAAACATACCGGCGGCCGGGTGCTGATCCTCTGCCCGCTGGCGGTCGCCGGCCAGACGCTCGGCGAGTGCTCAAAGTTCAACGTCGATATCCACGCCGGCACGGCCCGTGAATTGAACGAGACCGCGGCCGACGTGGTCATTACGAACTACGAGCGGCTCGAAAAGTTCGGCGACGACTGGGCGGGCGTGGTGTTGGACGAATCGTCGATCCTCAAGAACTACACAGGTAAGACCAAGCGGCGGCTGTGCGACCACTTCAAGGACGTGCCCTACCGGCTCTGCTGTACGGCCACGCCGGCACCGAACGATCACATGGAGCTGGGCAACCACGCCGAGTTCCTGGGCGTGATGCCATCGAACGAGATGATTTCGCGGTGGTTCATTAACGACACAATGGCCGCCGGCAACTACAAGCTCCTGCCCCACGGCGAAAGGGATTTTTGGCGGTGGGTGACGTCGTGGGCCGTGACGATTACGAAACCGTCGGATCTCGGCTACTCGGACGACGGTTTCGAGCTTCCGCCCCTCCAAAAGCACTTCCATGAGAGCGCATCCGAATTGTGTCCGCCGCCGGCCGGGCAGTTCTGGCACACGGAAAACGTCTCGGCCACCAACATACACAAGATCAAGCGGGCGACGGCCGGGGAGCGGGCCCGCAAGGTCGCGGAGATCGTTGGCGACGAACCCGGGCCGTGGCTGGTCTGGTGCGACACGGACTATGAAGCCGACGCACTCCGGTCGGCACTGCCCGACGCCCGCGAGGTCCGCGGGTCGCATCCGGCCGAGCGGAAGGAAAAGGAGCTGTCGGACTTCACCTTCGGCCGCACTCAAAAACTCATCACTAAGCCGGAGATCGCCGGGTTCGGGCTCAACTGGCAGCATTGCCACAAGATGGCCTTCTGCGGCGTCTCTTTCAGCTTCGAGCGGTTCTACCAGGCCGTGCGGCGGTGCTGGCGGTTCGGCCAGAAGCATGCCGTGGACGTTCACGTGGTGACCACCGACGCCGAGGCGACGATCGCCAACACGGTGGCGGTGAAGGAAGAGAAGTTCCACCAGATGAAACGCGAGATGGCCGAAGCCGTCCGTGAGTCGCAACTCGACTCGATCTACGGCCGCCGCAAGCTCCAGGAGCCGAAACCCGTGAAGGTCACATGCGAAGAAAGTTGGGTGCTGATGGAGGGCGATTGCGTCGACGCCGTGAAGCAGCTCAAGGATGACTCGGTCGGGCTGTCGGTTTACTCGCCGCCCTTCGCCAACCTCTACATCTACTCCGACTCCGTGGCCGACATGGGCAACTCGGCCGATATGGCGGAGTTCTTCGAGCACTTCGATTATTTGATCGCCGAGCTGTTGCGGGTGACGGTCCCGGGGCGGCTCTCCGCCGTCCACTGCAAGGATCTTCCGCTCTACTTCAACCGCGACGGGGCGGCCGGGCTCAAGGATTTTCCCGGCGAGATCGTCCGCCGCCACGAGTCGGCCGGCTGGACGTTCCATTCCCGGGTGACGATCTGGAAAGACCCGGTTATCGAAATGCAGCGGACGAAGAACAACGGCCTGTTGCACAAAACGCTCTGCCGTGACTCCAGCCAGGTCCGGCAGGGGATGGCCGACTACGTGTTGGTGTTCCGCAAGACGCCGGCCGACACGCTCATGAGCGAGAAGCCGATCACGCGGCCGCACTCGCGGGAAACGTGTTTTGACGGCTACGCGGGCATCCGGGAGCGGATCGAGGCGTCGGCCTGGTGCAAGGCGGGCGAACCCGAACTGGGCAACGGCTACGGCCTGGAGGTGTGGCAACGGTACGCTTCGCCAGTCTGGTTCGATATCGATCAGACGCGGGTCTTGAACTACCGCCAGGCCCGTGATGGGGGCGACTCTAAGCACATCTGCCCCTTGCAGCTCGACGTGATCGATCGGTGCGTCGAGCTGTGGAGCGCCGAGGGAGACGTGGTGTTTTCGCCTTTCGCAGGGATCGGCTCCGAGGGCTACGTGGCCCTCCAAAAGGGCCGGCGGTTCGTGGGGTGCGAGCTGAAGGATTCGTATGCTCGCGAGGCCGAAAAGCACCTGCGGCTGGCGGCCCGGCAGCGGAAAGAACGGCAGCAACCCCTATTCGCACAGGAGCCCACCGGATGACCTGGATACAAACCTACACCGGCAGGGAGTTTTATCCGCTGTCGCCGGACGCTAATGACGTGTGTCTGGAGGACATCGCCCACGCACTGAGCATGCTTTGCCGGTTCAGTGGCCACACTTCGCAGTTCTACAGCGTTGCCCAGCATAGCGTGCTGGTGGCAAAGGCCGTGGTTCGCAGGAGTTTTTGCCGCGAGGAACACGCGGGGTTTCGGGACCGTGCGGCAGGGCTCGCCCTTCTGCATGATGCCCATGAGGCATACTTTACCGATGTGGCCAGCCCGCTCAA